GGATATGTTTGTGTGCTCGAGGTCTTCACTGAAATCATTAAGGGCGATGGCAGCGCATTCAACTACGAAGATGATGTTGATGATGAGGACGACACAACTAATACTTAAACTTAATACCGCCCCCAATATATTCAATCATCTCTGTACAAGATCTGATAAATTTGACGCATTCTTTTTCTCTTCTTACTGCCTCTAAGCGCGCCTCCTCAACTGTAGCAACTATGCTCCTCAGCCCCGACATCATATCTCCACCATGATCCAATACTATTCTCTTTGTGTTGGACTGATGTGGGACAACATGACCGAGCTCAATCTCGGGGACCTTACTTTTTGTGGCAATACAATCAATATCAAGGCCCATTAAATACTTATGTGCAGCGGTCATCATCATGGGTGTTGGCGAGGAAATGGGTAACATAGAAGTACAAGGAAGGGCCATATCGAGGCATTTACCTTGTTTCGCTGCGACCATTGCTGCCAACATAATTCGACCATTAAGTTTATTGATGAGGTTGTACAGGGTATGAGACATCTCTATCATAGTCTGATGTGCTGCAGTCTCCCTCAATATGTGTTCAATGAGCCCCTCTATTGTCCCGGCTGCGATGATGGGCTGGGCTATTCTTCTGTAATGGAGCCGCAGCTTCTCGATGGGGGGTTTTCTCACTTCTATGCGCGCGACCTCAATGGCAACACTATCACAATAATAATTGGCATCATCGAATATTGTTGCGCCACTATCGCCTCCCCCCACAATCATGTCGGGGTCTAGGTTCTCTTCTTCATACCTCCCACCTATTTTGTTAAATACCTCAACTACCGGGCATGATCGAGGGGGGTCTTCGGCTATCAGTTCATCAAATATATTATTGTCATTCATGTTTGTGTTGCACACCATATATATAATAATGAATAACAAAATATCGCCATACGATTTAATACCTAAGCGTATTAGTGAGTGTGCTATATATGTGTCTGCGGGCAACCCGAAATCGTGTGCAAGTAAGGAAGTCATACAAAAGATAGGAACCACACTCAAACAGGATGTGGGGTTGGACATAGTAAAGATTGTTGAGGCCGCCAAGAAGGAGACAAACTGTGATTCAGAGAAGTGTGTGTTAGAGGCCAAGAGGGGCGAAATGGGAGAAATGCGAAGTGTGGTAGATAGGGAGTTGAAAAACAACTACAAAATTGAGGGGCCCCGGGATTCATCGTGGCTCAGTAATGTTAATATTGATGCCGCCCTTCAGATGTGGGCCACCAATAAGTTTCGTGACTTCTTTCCATACAATTTCAACATGCGCGATTATGCCCGCTATTCAATCAATGAGAAGAATGTAGTTGTCGAGAAGCCCGACACTCTCGCTACTGTGTTCTTTGAGGATCTCTATGAGAGGGGGTTCAGATGTGCGGCCTGCGTGGTCAACATAGATAGATACCATGGTAAGGGGAAGCATTGGTTGGCATTGTTCGCGGATGCGCGAAGTGACACTGATGATTGGAGTGTAGAAATATTCGATAGTGCTGGCAGCCCCCCATTGCCCGAGTGGCAATCATGGGCCAAGAAGACAGAAATACAAATGAATGAGATTATCTCCCAATCGACCCGCCCAGACAGGAAAGTACATAATGTTAGAGTTGGAAGAACTCGTCAACAAGATAGCAATAGTGAGTGCGGGGTTTATTCATTGTTCTATATATGGGCGCGCCTCAATGGAGTACCATATAAGTGGTTTATGGAGAATCGCATATATGACAAAGTGATGTTTGAGTTCAGGCAACATCTGTTCAGTGACCCCGACTTTGCTGATGGTGTTGAGTTCGACTTCGAGGAATACAAGAAGAAAGTAAAAATAGATTGGGTTGGATCTCGCTCCTCGGTACAATCATGGAAACTAGATTAATAAATTGATGTGCGAACTTTGGGCGCCCCCTATATAGTTGAAATGCCGCCATCTTTGTTAGTTGTGTTAGTTATCATTATCTTGTATATTGCTTATAGGCCGAGAAAAGAGAAGATGACGAATGAGCCATGTTATACTGTCGTAAAGGGCGCCCCAGGAGTATCAAATCCGTTCTATCATGTTGACCCCCCATGCGAAGAAACAAAAGAGAAATTCTATGTTGGGTTCACCCCCGATGAGAGAGAATTAGTTGCCAGTAATAGTTATGTATAATCAAGAGCCCTATTTCAATATTTTTGTGATTTATTTTCATTGTGGTGTATTATATAGAATTATAAAATGGGAGTTTGGGACTTTCTAGGACACACAGTCAGCACTGTAGGCAACACATTTCAATCATTCAACCCCCTCGCACAGGGAGTATCGCTCATTAGAATGATTATTGGATCTCTTGTCGCGATCATCATTCTTATCATCCTCACTGTATGGTTGTTTAGAAGTGATAGTAAAAAAGAATCGGCAGTTAGGGGGCCACTATTCGGGGTATATATGAAAAAGTAATGATCGTCTTCATGAAGACAATTAATTATTTATGAATTTTTTGTACCGCCACTGATATACACAATAATAACATGGCCAAACAAAGAAGAGTCGGTGGCGCTAAGTCCAGAAGTAGAAGATCAAAGAGATCCAAGGCATCTGATGCCGGAGTGACCCATAAGAGAAAAAAGTCTAAGTCTAAGAAGTCCAAGAGAAGATCTAAGGCAAGAAAGTAATTGATTACAATTTACGATATGTTTTATAGAACACTTTGTGGGGGTTGGACAGATCTTCACCATATTGAGGGATTTTGCAGGAAGTATCAAACCCTGCCTCTCTGAAGATCTTGTCCCATTCACCAATAGTTTTGTACAAGTTATTTTTTGTGTCTATGTATTTCTTACATTCGGCCCAGGTGACTTCATGCGCCCCCTCAACGTTATTGATGATTACTTCTGCACACTCATGGTTATATCGTATAGTGATATAGTCATCATCGTATGACAGAATCTCATCCTCATTCAATACCGCAATCTTGGCGCCACCATTATGAACAATATATGTCCCATTAGTATGTACATAGTGGGTTGATGGGATTAAGATACTTCCGGCTCTCTCGATGATCTCGTGTGCGACACTGACCAGATCCATGAATGCCGTCGCAGTGGAGTCGGGGTTAACATTAATTCCTCTATTTGTATGAATATCATGTTCCCTAATGACTATCTCACCGCCCCTAACCATCTTGCGGCCAATCTCTTCAACAAACTTAGAGTTATGCCCAATGATTTTGTGGAGTGATGAGATGGCCAGTGCGAGGACGACACTATTATCACTTGCATCCATAATATCACATACATGAGTTGCATACATCTCCTCGGCAACCTTATTTGCTGTGAGGCTGCTGCATTCTCCAATATATGCTACTCTGTATGGTGTATAGTTATCAACATCGACCCCAGAGGCTCTCAGGGCATTGGCTACATCAATGGACTTTGAGCGAGCCTTGAAATCAACGTTCACACCCTGGTACACATATAAGTCAGGTTGGGCTCTCGCGAACTCAATCATGGCATAGAATTTATCTAGCTCATCTCCATCAACAGATCTGGCATAGCTCTGAAGTGCTCCTCTACATTGTGTATATTTGTCAGCGGGGCACTTGAACCATTTCAATATATAGCCGGCCAAGCTCCAGCCACATGCATTATTATCCCAAACTTTGTCTCTTCTAAGCATCATATTTGTTTTGTAGTATTTTTGTATTATCGTATATTATAGCACATATTATTCAATTTTGCAGATGGGCAGGAGGACGTTTAGTGAGAGAATATTACCCAACATGCTAGCTTTGCAGTTGGGGGCGCCAAAGATGGCGATAATCAAAAACAGGTATTTATGGCGAGTAGAGGGGCTCGAGACAAAGAAGACACAAAATAGAAGATTACACATCATTTTCTGTAATACGGCGACAATACTAGGTGTATTATTATTGTGCATTATATCATTGCGCCAGGTGATAGCGGCAACCAGTATCATGGTCACAAAGATGCCATGGTGGGTTGACTTCATGTTATTCTGGGTTATTTGGCTGATAGCGGGGCTTACGGCATTGTTCGTAAAGGTGAATAGTGTGGCCGGATTCTATCACAGATATATTACCACATCATACAAACTCAAACAATATTACTCCGAGGGGTGGAAGTTCGTGAGTGATATGGGCAAATATGGGGCCCTCGGAACAAAAGATGAGAAGTTCCGCAGATTCTGTGCTCGAATTGAGCGCATTGAGAAGTCCCCCATCGGAACTCAATCGGCGGCCACCACAGAAGATACAATCACGCCCCAGAGTTTAGATAGTGATATTGCCGCGGCTTCAACAGTTATACTTGAGGATGAGATCGTGATCCCGCCAATCACACTAACCTCACCCAGTAATATTGTATCTCGTCTTGTATTGGGGGCGCTTACCCCTCGGTTCGGACTTGACCAAATATCACCCAGAACAGAAATACCAGAAATAGACAGTTTCACTGATTTATAAAATTTAGTATACCTTATATATACTATGTCGTTTTTCAAAACACTCTATAAGGTCGGCGGTGGTGAGACCGCGCCAATTACAATAAATAGAAATAATACTAACTTCCCTGTTCGACTGTTTGAGTTGCTCAAGGGGGTCGAATTTAGTGATGAGTATTCATTCCTCAAGTATTACCAGAATATTGTTCGATTCTATGTTCGTGATGTTGATACGGGGGCAAAGGGGTTGCTGGTGAACTTCACAATGGGTATGGGAAAGAGTATGATTGCAGTGGCCCTCGCAATCGATTTGATGGACTCTGGATACGAGCCGATCATGCTGCTCACAAAATCATTACAGGGTAACATGAAGGGGGCCATTATGAAGTATATTAATTTTCGTAGGGGGGTCGACCCCCAATGGAAGATCGGGCTCATGGGAAATGCCGAGTTGAGAGAATGGATCGACAAGAACTTCTCATTTGTTTCTATGAATGCCTCAAATATGTTGGAGCAGATGACTCGCGCAACAGTGAAGGCCTCAAAGTGGGATAAGCCACTTGAGAAGAAGTTGGCCGCAATGGGCGAGATCAACCTCAAGAAGAAGGTGCTGATTATTGATGAGGCCCATAACTTCTTCAGAGCTATTACAAATGGTAGTAAGAACGCATTGGGGCTCTATGACAAAATTATGGGGGTCAAGGATATGAAATTAGTGTTTCTCACTGGTACCCCAATCAATAATAGTCCCTTTGAGCTCGTTCCCTGTTATAATATGCTTGCGGGTGATATAGTGCTCCCCGAATCATGGCGTGACTTCAACAAACTATTTGTAGACCCAGATACAAAACATATAAAGAATGTGGGCAAATTCCAGAACAGGATTATGGGGCTTACATCTTATGTATCACATACATCTACTGTTGGTGCCGCAACTGGGCGTGAGATCCCCCATAGCAAGGCCGAGTTCCCGGAGGAATATCCTGTTATTGTTGAGCGCGTAAAGTTTGATGAGGATACTTGGGGGGCATATCAGATTGCGAGGGACAAAGAGAGAGAAGAGGGTCAAAAGCCCGGGGCTATGGGTGGGCCATCAAGGGGATTACCTGTAGAAGCCCCCAGAATGCAGAAACCCAAGAGTGGGGCTTCATCTTCATATCGTGTTAATACGCGTCAATTCAGTAACTATGTTCCACCACCAACTAGCGGGGCAGAACGAGAGAAGGACATAAATAATATTCCCCCAGAATTCATCAGGTCATCAAAGCTTGACAAGATATATGAGAACATATTAAGACATGATAATCAGTTGGGACTAGTATATTCTCAGTTTGTCGGGATCGGGGGGCTCGAAGTATTCCGTAAATATCTTGAGTTGCGAGGATACAAATATAGGCGCATCGACACGAAGAAGTTGGGGGGCTCCATTGATTCTGTATTGGGCCGATTTGGGGGCCGCCCCGAGGATCGCAACATTATTGTTGAGCGCGCCAATGAGAAACATATAGAGAAATATTCAGATATCTCTGTTCGATATGGTGCGGGCATACTCAAGAGTCAGCCATTCACAGTGATGAACGCAAGATACAGTGATGATGATAAGAATAATAGTAGGGGCATTACTGTTGCGATTGATGACGCATACAGTGATGACAATAAGGTAGTATTATATAGCTCCGCCGAGAACAAAGATATCGATGCATTCTTGCATAATACTGTGATGAAGGGGGCCAAGATTGGGGGCGATCCTGTTGTTGCAGTAAAGCCCGCACCTAGACAAAAATATTATACTGTGATTAGTGGTGATGTCACAGTTGAGGAGCGAGAGGCGCTTCAGGAGATGTTCAATAGTGATGAGAACAAGCATGGCGGGCTTATTGATCTTATTCTTGTATCCTCCACTGGCGCCGAGGGCCTTGACTTGAAGAACATTCGCCATATTCATGTTATGGAGCCATATTGGAATTATTCTCGTATTGCCCAGATTCGTGCGCGTGGTGTTAGAAACGATTCGCATATCTCATTGCCCCCAGCGGAGCGTAATGTACAAACTTATATCTACTTGGCGGTGAAGCCCGACTCAAGCACAAGTACCGAACCCACAACAGATGAAGAATTATACGAAGACAGTGTTAAGGATCAGATATCGATTGAATCATTTGTTGCCGCATTGCGTGGAGTAAGTATTGAGTGCGCACTCAATAAGGGCGAGGGGTGCAGACTCTGTAATCCAACTAATACACCACTCTATGGCACCAATATTATATATGATGTCGAGAGGGCCCCAGATCCATGTCATGCACTTGTTGAGAAGACAGTACAGGCACAAGAAGTAATGTTGGGCGAGGATAAGTATTATTATAGAGGCGAGGACATATTCAAGTTCGACCCTGACCTTAAAAGTTATGTCCGTATGAGCCCCGCCGATCCCAACTATGACAAAATATTGAGCGCCATCGGTGTGGATGACATTAAACTCCCATTCTAATGTGTTGAGAACGTTGCTTTCGGCAACACTTCTCATTCTAGATGTGAACAGGTGTGGAATAATTTGTTGGATTCTTACGCAGACAAGAGAAACGGAGAGGAATGGCAACCCTATTTTTTGCTATTATGATGTATGGGTTATATGGCCCCATATCAGTGGAGGTCCAAACAAAGGTACTATTAAGGCCGACCTCGAATCTAGTTGGTGATAGAATTCTAGTAACCATGACCCCCTCTGGGTTATTGATTTCCATATCTGTTGTTGCATCCCCCGAAATCATGTCCTTGAATACAACAACTACCTCTGTCATATTGTTGGGCTCATCATCAAGTGCGAATTCATATGGTGTTATATCGGTATTGTGTGGATGGATATCTTGAGTGGAGCCATTGGGATCAATGATTTCGAACTGATTAGTGAAGTCGAGGACAGGTCTAACATATAACTTATCTGTCAATAGAGTCATTGCCCTGAAGTCGGACGGCATAAGAAAGTTGAAAGTGATGCGCTCCAAATTTGTAATAGGCTGCGAGAAGTAGAAGTTGGGATCATCGGGCGCGGCACTAACAGCAATAGAATTAGTATTATCAATGTTGATCTTGTAGTGGTACTGTTGAGTGGGAGTAATCTTCACGGACTGCTGTGTGGGAAATTGTGGCACATGCAAATACACACCTCTATAGAAATGATACAATGGGCGATTTAGGGGGCGGGGGATATTGGGGAGAGTGAATGTCCCCAACTTAACTTGCACTACTCCCTCCAACCCTCGGCCATTATTGAGCTTAGTTAAATCGAATGTCATTGATCCTGTCTGATTTCCTGTTGCGGGCTCCTTATACAAAGAATCGCATAATACATAAGTATCATCATATCCAGTTTGGGGGGCTTGAGCAGATGAAGAAGAATTAACTGTACTACTATTATTTGTCAGATATGTAGTGTTATTAATTATTTCTTGTGTGGGTGATGTCGTAATTATTCCTCCCCCGAGCGGCAATGCTGAATGTGACAACTGATAACGCATCTCTCGCGCAAGTTCATCTTTGACATTCATATTATTGTAGCCGCATGGCGGGATGAACGGCCTTTGCTGTTGAGGTTGATTTGATCTTCTCATTATATAAGTGTGAATTAACAATAAATATAAAATAAAATGTCTGTTTTATGATGAGGTATATTACTTATCATAATTGCCCCACCATTGTTTTGTCTCGCCCTCATCCAGCTCATCTGCGAACATAGCATTATACCTATTATAGTCGCGTGATGTTGCCCCCTCAATTACGCCATTTCTTAGTTTGTCGCGTTGCATTTGTGATGCGTTAATTTTATCATCGATAGAATATGCCCCCTCCGCAACACTGGCAGCACCGCAATCGGGCTCATCCAACAAAGGAGATGAGACTGGATCCATAAGATGCTCTATTACATCGGGGTGCTCCACTTGGACCATTTCTTGTTTTCTCTTCTTTCCCCTTGTGATCTGCTTGTTGAATGCGAGCATGTTGACAACAAGTGATGTGATTAGGGCCGCAGCACTAAGACTATGTGTTGTGATTATAATGATTAGGATGAAAATGAATCCCATCATGATTAATAATTCGTTACTGAGCTCCATATGTATATATAATAGTTGGGCCACAAAAAAGCACAATATATTATGTCGACTTGTCATATGCCCTAATATTGGAGGTCGCCTTATCTACATCTCCCAGATTGGAATTAACCCTCTCGAAGAGAAGCTTAAGTTGTGGGTCATTAACTGATCTCTGTTTGGCCGCATTTTGGTAATATGCAACAATCTTTCTGAACTGCTGTGCGAGTTCGGGGTCAGTGTCCTTACTATCCTTGGCCACATCAAGTACAAAATGTTCCATCATGATTGTTGGATTTCTTGTTCCCAGGAAGTCACGATAATAGTCCCCGAAGTTGTCCTTGAGCTTATCGAGTGAGGCCTCAATCTTGTCAAATGCTTTATTACATCTGTGGAGCTCGGGGGTTTTCTTGACTTGCTTCATACTCATCGCTAATACACCAACAAACTCATCCATGTCAATATCGGGGGCAGTCACAAGCTTATAGACTGAGTGACTTGATGTCAGGATCTTATACATAATCTTTGTTAGGAACTGTTTAGTATCATCATCAATACTCGTGTCAATATATACAGATCTGAGATCGAACCCCGAGAATGGGAAGGGCTCAAATGAGATTGTTGACATCCCCAGAATCCAGATGTGGCCCGCAGTCTCACTATCAAGTGCATTCTTGTGTTGTATCAACTTGTCACAAATCATGAGAATAGTTCTCACCACGTTACTCTCCTTGACGCTCTTATATAGACTGGCGAACATAGTTTCTGTTTCCTCGTCAATGAGCTTCATCTTCCATTCGTGCTCGGGCATAGTGAAGTTCCATTTGTCGGCCCACTCCTTATTACAGAATGTGACGAACTCCTTGAGGTGATCCATGTATCTCTTATATACTGCGTTGAGACTGGGCATAGACGAGATAATATTGATAAGTCCCAGTACATACTTTATCTTTGTAGTAAGATCAATGAACTTGGGATATATAATTTTCAACTCGGGCTTCCCCTCGCCGAGCATCTGATTGAATATCTCACTAATCTTGTTCTCATCTACTACTGAACCATCATCGTTCTTCAGCTTCAGCTTCTTCTTAATTACTTTTGCGCACATGATATGAAAAGTGTGGGGCATGTTTCTAAACAAAAAATAATTACAAGAATGGCCACTATGATGCTTGACCAATTTTGTATGTTAAAGAGTACTTGAGGAGCGACCTCACATCCTGATATAGATCATCTCTATCCTCTTCCTCCATCTTTGTGAGCAGGGATTTCCGCATGGCGCCAATAAGTGGAACAGCCATATTATATTCTTTGTCATTTGTGATATTGAGATCAAACTCAGCGCAGAACTTCTCGAACTTCTCTCGGCCGCCCTTAATTTGAGCAGCATAGCTAACAATATGATCAGCCGTATGTTCTAGGATGGACCATTCTCCCTTAATCTGTTTGGCGACATTGATTCTCTTTGTTATCCTTTCTATGAGCGCCTTTTCTTCTTCGTTGGTCACTAGGCTACCGATTTTTAGCAATAGTTCTGTGAGTGTAGTATTGAACTTTCTGAGATTGTCTTGTTGGTTGGACATTCGATATATTGATCTGATCGACAGATATTTAATAAAAAAACTAACAGACGAGTGATTAGAACTTCTCAGAGACGACCTGATTCGATAGCCACATGGACATAATAGTATCATCCATATCATGTTCACCTCCTCCGCCGCCCATACTTGCGGCCAGAGACGTGAAATCATCTTGACCTGCAGTAGCAACATTATCATCCAACTGATAGTCTTGATATTGTGGGGGTGTCCGCGATTGCTGCTGTTGTTGTTGTGGTTGTGGCCTTGTCTGTTGGCTACTATTATTGCCCCCCGAACCATGATGTGGAGGAGCACGATTTTTATATTCATGTAATCGGCGTTCAATGTCGCGTTTGGATGATTCACCCTCATCAAAGTCATCATCTTCATTATCTTGTTCTTCTCGCGCAAAGTGCCCCTTATCATTACGTCCGATTCCCCGCATCACTTCATCTCGTATATACGAATTTACATCATCCATGGCTGGGGGTTGAGGCCTTCTTGCTTGTCGGGGGCCACCCATAACACCACTATTCACACCTTTAATAATGGTACTAAGTTGTGTTACAATTGATGTTGACCCCGATATCACCCGTCCACCAACAACAAGTGAAGGTAAGTTTGATATTCCATTTCTCTTAAGTCGGGCCGCATCAGATGGCCCTATATTTTTGAAGTACTCTACATTGATCTTGTGCCCCGCCGAGTTGATGTTGGGTAATTTCTCTCGCACAAATTTGAGCACTGAGATGCTCGGCTTGTTATCTTTTACATACAGTTCTAAGTACATTATTGCTATAACATATAAGAACAAAAATATTATACTCTTAAAAGAATTTAGAGATGGCCCCTAGTTGGGTAATGATTTGGGCGACCGCATCTTGGATCATCTTCTTCACAGTGTCAATATTATTGTCAGATGTGATCATACGAATAGTAGTAAGACGGATAACAGCATCATTATAATAATTCACCAATGGGATATCTTTGTTCAACTCGTATATTGTTCTGGTGAGCAGGGCCGCAACTGTATCTGTCTCACCCCTAATCACGAGGGCAAATGTTTTACCAGTATGTGTGACATCGGGGAGAAGTTCGAGTACGGCCTTGAATCTCGCGATTAGATTTTTGCAACATGCCAGAATCATATCGTTTCCTGCCATCCCACCATTCGAGTTGAATGCAATCTTATGATGTTTTGGGTTTGCAAGACTTGATGGCACACCCTTCTCACCTGTATATGCATTGGGCGGCACAACATCGAGGGCCAGTGACACAACATTACATGCAAGGGCATATCCCGCAAACATATATCCATATCCTCTGCTTATCTTGATGTTCTCTATCTTGATGTGTGTTCCAGGTTGAAGAGTACAGATAATGAACTGCTGATTCGCTGGAAGCCTCTTGGCCCCCTTTATGTCTGCGGCAGTCACATTAATAATATCCTCTGTTGTATTGGTAACCTCAAGTCTAAAGGTCACATCAAGTGGAGTATTCTGGAGAATGGGGATAAGCCTGAATCTATTTCTGATCATATCCACCAATACAAACTTATCTGTGCATTTGAAGTCCTTGAAATCGAACTCCATGATTGAGGCCTCTAACTCCATTGATAATGTTCTTCGTATAGCATTGGCCAACTGCGCATTACCGTTTTTGATCTCGAATGACATAGCATAGGGGACAACAGTAGTAGGAATCAATCGGGCAAGACTGGGTTTGTCTACCTTTGGGGTCAAATCCTCGAATACAATGTTATCAACAATAATAGAGCTCATCTTATAATATAAGAATGTTCGAATAAATCAAATTTAAAAAATATAGTAAGACACGCCACAATTACATATATGTGTGTTTACCATGTTCCTCGAACAGCCATGAAGTTCTTCTTCCCTCTTCAATCACCTTTTCAAGACTCTCTAGCTCCCTGAGCCACATCTCTGCTCCCGGGAAGTTACCCAAGGATGCCATTAAGTTAAGTTCTTCTAATTCATGTTCGAGGCTCTTGAGCTGCAACTTGAGCTTGGCCTGCCCCTCAGAACTTCTCATTCTGTCTGTAACATCATCAATCAAATAGTTGAATGACGCATTTGGACACTCGAATATGAGCGCCCTAAGATCCTCTGCTCTAACAAATTTATGGTCATTATATCGCGCCTTATTGATCTTTACATAATTATTGGATGTGAGCAGCTCCTCGATTTCCGCGATCTTCATCTTCTTGGCGGGACGCTCCTTGAACAGCTCTTCATCAGCGGCATACCTCAAGACATGCGAGGTCACCTCAATCTTGATCTCAAGTTCGACCCTCTTTTGTGCAATTCTGCGAGCATAATATTCGCGCCTGATTGGGAACCATATCTTGAATACATCATTGTAATCATCACACTCCAATACCGATCCATCTATGTTGATAAGGTTGATATTGGAGGACATGGATTCCCTCAACATTAACATCTCTTCAATCGAATCACAATATCTGTCTGGGCCCTCCACATCTTGTATAATAGAGAGACCCCCCGGTTTGAGGTTAATCACAATATCTACATTGATGTCACTAGATCGGTTAACAATAGAATCGACAACAAGATCATAGTCCCTGAATAATCTGGTCTCCAATTCTGTCACATATGGAATGGTCCACACGCGCAATGGAAGCTCAGTTATTCTGATGGTCATATCATTGACGATTTCATAACATCCATATGAATATGGTTTGCCCCCGATATGAATGATCTCGCCATTGTGTCCATATGTGTTGGGGGCCATCATGAACAAGTTAGCATCTTCACCGGCATTGATGAGGCGTCTTACATTCCTGATTATGTGCCCAATGTCGCGCCCCCACAATTTAAGGGCCCATCCAGTGCCGGGCAAATGTGTGGACTGCAACAATACTGTTGGAATAATGGGGACAAAGTATTTGGGCTCACTTCTACTTCCCTCATCAAAGTTGAACTCCAGCAATTGATATTCTTCTGGGGGGTTCACAATACTCCACACTCTCTTGTTGAATGTCGCGAAGATATATCTCGCAGAGGCAGCATCAGCCCCACCCTTATTCCTGGATCCGAAGTTCGAACGGGGGACAAGGAATGGCAACTGCTCTCCACCCACAGCAGTGAAACCTCTTCCCGTAATACTCTGTGCGAGTGAGGCCTCACCATGATGATAGTTCTCATGCTCTGCAATATATCCTGCCAGCTGCGCCACCTTCATCTGCTTGTTTGACTTGGCGAAGGCCTTCAGGACACCATCATAGATTTTACGACTACTCTGATTATGTCCGTCCATCACATGCGCCAACTTACGTTCTATATTGTCAAGCTGGTACATCTTCGTCTCATAGTTGAGATGATCTTCGCACAATATTGTCTTTGTTCGTTCTTGGGCCAGCACAAGATTGGGAGGCAGGGGCTTCACTGGGGTAGCCAACTCAATCTTTCTGAGTTTGGGCTCCTTACCAAAGTATGTTACAAATGTATCATGGGCCTCGGGCCCAACCTTGTACACATACAGATGATCATAGAACTTGGAGAACATATTAACTGTTTCGGGGCGACTATGCGTTCCCAAACCCTTATAATATTTCACCTCATACTTTGTGACATCATTTGTAGTGAGCCACTTATCATATTCAACCTGTGTATAGAAGTCAACCACATTAGTACCCTTACGTGAGGGGAACGCTCTTATGATTGGGGTCGCAAATCTCTTCACGAATCCAGACTTCAACAAATTGGGCCATATGGTCTCAAACAAGTTAAGAATGAGGCCAAATATATTACCCACTCCATCAAGATCCTGATCCACGCATGCAATAATACAACCATATCTAAGCTTCTTCATTTCTGTTTGATAGGTTGATGATGCGGGGTCATACTTTGATTTCATATCTAGGCCGACTACTCGCATGAATGTGTTGACAAAGATATTCTTGTCGAACTTGGGGGACATCTTGAGATGCTCATTCTTATTGGTTTTGATAATGGTGCACTCTTTGCGGGCATTAATGATGACGCCCCCCAACGAGATTATACCATGATAATCATAACCCAATGACTTATTGGATGTTACACCTGCTATCACCTGACTCATAGCACTGTCACCCTCAACGGCGATAAGCGCACATTTGGATGATTTAGATGTGCCGGCATAATGGGCGGGGCGATACTTGTCGGCCAACCCAATCAGCTTCTCCTTCTTGGGGGTCGGCTTCTTCATCAATTTGTCTAACACTATATCCTTGATTGCCTCACCTATTCGCGCAATAACTCTGGGGTCTGGCTCATATACGGCATAGTGCTTCTCTAATTTTGTAACAACATCTTTTCTTTGTCCTCCCCAACCTGGGTCTGGGATCTGCATGTTACAAATCACAAAGAGATTCTTGGTGATCACTTCCTTCTTGAGTTTCGTGGTTTTATCACCCATAGCCTTCATGAGGATCTCATTGATCTTCGGGAACAAGATATTCTTGTTGACATATTTCACGTGAGTCCCAGAATTCGCTATGATACCATTCACATTACAAAGATGATTGGCCTTCGCACTACAGGGAGTAACAGCAACACATAATTCCCAGATATGATTTGTCCCGGCCCTAATAGTGAAGGTCTGAACATCATCCCCGAACATAGTCGCAGCAAGTTGAGCTGGTGTTCTAATTCCTGTATTGGCGCCGTTGAATGTAACAGCGATGTGTGGAATCTTACTATTGTGCTTTCTCGCAACATTCACCATGAACTCAGCATAAATGCCGGCCATGATAGCACGAGTATGAAGTATCTGAGTATATAATGGTAGGATTTCATTCACATCTTTGTATCCATAAATGCCGACATAATCGGGCTTGAACAATAATGTGGTATGTTGCTCCTGGCGATGTTTGGGGAGCTTGGCGTCGGGTAGGTCTAGCATAGTGGGGTCTTCAACATTCTTCATGTTATTGGTCCATTTCTGCATATAGTACTTGTTGCCGTGCACAGTCTCAACAATAAATTCAGTTGAGAAGCAGTTGGCAACCTTACTTCCAATACCATTTGTGCCTCCGATAATATCGTCCTCACTCTTGAATTGGTTGCTGCCCTGAAACGGAGACCCAAATACAAATTGGGGGGTCCACATCTTTGCTTCACTATGCCAGTCTGATTCGATCCCGGGGCCATCATTTCTGATCTTAACCGCCCCCTTGCTATCGATACTAATATCTAGCTTTGTTACATATCCATGTGATGGGTCATCAATACAACGCATACCATGATCAAGAACATTGACAATAGTCTCATCAATAAGCTTATACAGGGAAGGTGGATAAACACGCTTTGCTTTGATCATCTTGCCTGTTGGGGCATCGAACAAATACTCTGTGTGCTCAGTTGGCTTCTTGGAGCCAGCCACCCAATCCTTGTTAATAAGACTATCTTGAATAACAGTGTACTTATACTTATCTTCAACTCTCATCTTTCTATAGTGGGTCTATGTTTATTCAGTTTTATAGACAAAAAAGGGCCATATTCTCTCATACGTTATTGGGGTCACTATTGATGCTCTCGACCAGATAGTCTATCGAATTGCTCTGAAGCTCTTCAACCTTATCCTCTCCCACACTTCTGTACAGGAAGTACATAACAATGATTACAATGATGAGTACGGCTATTGTAGCATACAGTATTTTTGGGCTAAGTTCAAGCATTCTATATATGTAGCAAGAGACAATAATACAAATTAATTAGATTATAGTCCCATGAGTGACTTCGACAAATCACCCTCAGTCTTCCTTCTAGCTGTCATGGGTTCTTGGTCGCTGCCGTGTGCCTCTGAGCTGGCCCAAGCATATGGATCAACTACAGTATCTTTGTTTGAGTCATCAAGACCGTTGCAATAGACGTTACCATCACCTGTGATCTGAGAAGATGAGACCATAGCTTCTGGGAACGACGCGATTTGCTGTCTCATTGTGGTAGTCGGCATCATGAATGTTTCTGTTGCGGCTGGCTTGGCAAACCACTTCGTGTACACGAAGTAGATGATAACTAGGATCACAATCGCAACAACAACGGCGAGTGCGATTTTTTGATTTCTTGGCAAATTGCTGACTGGGCTCATCCAGCTGGATCTTGAGCTTCCGGATAGGTCGTATTCTTGATTCATATTCCTTATGTATATAACTAGCTAGACAAAAAAAATATAATTAAATTGAATCACGAATAACACACATATAAGATATATAGCATAAATATGGCAACCCAAAATATTCGTAGATATACGGCACATGATGTATACTCCAATCTCCATGAAATGCTCAAATATAGGGGCGCCACAAAAATACCAACTCAACTCTCGATGGCCGAGTTCACAAAGAAGATTAATAATGATGGCTATGTCACAATTGATGCTATTACAGGTAGAGGCAAAATGTTCATTATTCAGATCAATGAGGGCTCCGATTATGCGTCGAGTGCCCCGGCCTTCAAGAAATTGTTTGCGCTTCTGCCCGTATGGAAGGATGAAATCAATGTTATGTTCGTGATGGCCGTGAAACCCAATACTCGTTTGTTGAAAGTTATCCATGCGCACGTGGCAGAGAAACCAAACATGTACATCGAGGCATATCATTATAGTAAGTTCTGTATTGTAATCCCCAATGCCACAGCCAAGCATGAGATAGTTGATCCTGGGCCAATCTGCGACACATACAGAATCATGGCAAATAACTTCCAAAAAATATATGATACTGATCCGCCAGTCGTGTGGATTGGGGGGCGCGCTGGTGATCTCTGTAAAATACATCGTCTCAGCAATACTGCTGGTGAGGCAATTGGTTACAGATATGTTATCCCAGATCCCAACATGAATGTCTAAGTTGGAGGGGGTCTTATCACATGCTTCTTGACATAGTTGAATATGGGCCTTATTTGTGCTTCGAGGCGGCCACTTGGGTCCAGCACTCGCATATCTTCTATGTCAACCCATCTGATATCACATACTTCACCAATCTGGTCGCGACATCGCATATTGATTTTGGGGGAGATATTCTCCCTTGCCACTGCGATGAAGTATTTATTTTTGTATCTTATCTCTCTGTCCACAAATTCATGTTGCCTTGTCGCATTGGGGAGTATACGATATTGATTATGTGATATCCCCGTTTCCTCGAAGAATTCTCGAACAGCACAATTCATGTCATATTCAGCTCGCGACTTTTTGCGTCCCTTGGGGATCTCCCACACATCAACTACTCTACATGTAGATCTTGATATCATATTCTGTAACTTGTCGGTCACCCCATCACACAAGAATAGAGACTCGAACTTAGTCTTGGAGGATAAGTATGCCGAGGAGATAGTTGCGTGCCCCCAAATTCTGTACCACATCTGGTTGAAGTTCATGCTCAATATATCCAGTTTCTCCTCGACCTTCATATTGTCGAACAGTCTCATAATCTCAGCATTGTTTCGCGAGTTATAATGTCCATGCACGAACAAACTAAACGCATATGTTATTCTCTTCTTTACAAGCATAATATTGACTCTACCATTAATCGGATTAATGCGGCACAATGCTATACCTGTTGATGATTTAATTTTCTCATATTCTATACCCATGTTATTATTATGTGTATAACATACCCCATATATAATATGAATAAAACTGATCCTCGGATTTCATATAAACATGACCTCAACTAACCAGACAGAATCAGAGATCAAGCTCAATACCTTTCTATCTTCTTGTTCATCCGCACCTATACAGAGAAGTGCTGAATGGCATGGGGCCAGGGCGAATAGCTTTGGAGGAAGTAATATGAGCTCATTTGATGGCATTAATCCATATCAATCTTTGTTAGATGTTGTTGCCGAGAAGATCGGACTCAAGGCCAATGAGGTGAACAAGGATATGACCGCGGCCAATTGGGGGACTACATTCGAGCCCGTAATCCAACAATATATTGAGAGATTGCGCGGGAACAAGATTGTTGGAACAGATATTATGTACAGATATAGCCCCGAGCTTCATTATAGTCCTGATGGTCTCATGATCAACAAAGATGGGGATATTGAGTTATTAGAGTTTAAGTGCCCATTTAGTCGCATCCCCGGGAAATCAATCCCAGCAGTTTATGTTCCCCAATTATTGTCGGGCCTTGCCATGATCGAGGTTGCCCAGAAGGGACATTTTGTTGACGCACTATTCAGAAGATGCTCCATTGAAGAATGGAAATTTAATAGCCCAGTATTCACTGCGAATAATGCAAGTGATAAATGCCCGAAGTCTAGGGCGCCACTCGCATTAGGATATTTCACCATTGAGGCACCCAAGAAGCCATCGATGTCCGACTTCAAGGGAAAGATCGCGCAATATGAGAGCGCTATTATGAGATATATGTCTCTCTCATCTTTGTTCAAGAAGGGTGAAGTAGTCGATTTGGGGAAATGCACAAGTTCTGCCCTCACAATGATGTTGAGTGCTGCATGTGCCGGGGAACTCACAGTGAATGTTGATACAATGTATATGAGGGATGAGACCCCCGAGATACAGTTGGGCCCCGAGGTCGCAGCAGTTATGCCATGGAAGCTGCTTAATGTCGTTGAATTGTACATAGATAAGGAACCAGATTACATAAATGAGAGATATGAGCGTATACAAAGTATATGTTCAAAGGTCAGAGAAATGAATGACCCCCAAAATGCAAAAAGAAAGATTGAATTATATAGTAACTTCTGTGAGTCGCTTATGATGATTGAGTGAGCTCGGCGTTCATGAGTGTCTTGCCATATTTTTTGAGCAGCATGGAACACAATATATCATGCATGGTCTGATCATGGAATCTTTGTATATCATCATGGGTCATGCGGGCAATATCAAGATCAAGCGTATCTCGGCTGCCAAACCTGCGCGACCCCGGTACAGAATAAGAATACATCCAACTATTTGCTGCGAAGTTGCGCACATCTGGGGGACCATGATAGTAATCACAGTTTGCGCGCTTCATACATTTGTCTCCAAACTTGCATGGCTTTATTTTTGTGGGGGCCTTATCATTGGAATATATTTTACCAATGTTACCCATCAGAACAAGCCCGCCAACAGATACAGCAAAGCAATCAAGCCCATTTATGTAGTGAAGTCGCCCATCTCTGTTATCTATGCTGTCCACACTTGTTACAATGATTGCCGATAATGTCATGAGTTTGGTTACATTGACCTCGGCAACTAATACTGATGAATCAGCAGTTTCACATTTCTTAATCTGTGGGATTGGCTTTCTACGCCATGTCTGCGTGTCTTTGCGCTTCTTATATATTGTCATACCAAGCTTGTCCAGGGTATCAGCAATATTAGCTTGATCAATCATCTTCTGGTTATGCAGTACGTCAATCTTGTGGTCGATATCGCCAATAATGTTGACCATGTGTTTGCGAAGTGAGAGCAAATTCTTAATCTCAATATCCTTCATGGCCGCAGAGTTCACATCAATTTGTTTAGTAGTGAGGTCCACTGCGCCCTTTATCTTTGTAAGTTTGTCAATGTCGTCCTTTACTGTAGCCCAACTCTTATTATGTGACATATTTTTACAACATTCGAACAGTAATTTATATTACAATGTGAAATAATGGGGTGGCCCGTATATACATAATATGGATTTACTGAAGCGCAAAGAATTCTATCAGTTTAAGATTGACCCCAAGCGAGACTACCGTGACCCCCCAGAGGGCCATGATGAGCATGCGGGGGCATACTTGAAACAACATTCGCATCAGCTGTTCACTCGTAACTTCATTTCACCAAATACAGATAATAATAGAATCATCCTAATGCATGGTACTGGGTGTCATGCAAGTGGCTCTCTTATCTCTATGTATGGTGGTGGATACAAACAAGTACAGAATATAGAGAGGGGTGAAATGCTATTGGGCGATGATGAGACCCCCAGATTGGTATTGGAGATAGTGGGGGGTCGCGATCTTATGTATCGTATTATCCCGCATACTCCCGATATCAGATCATTCGTGGTCAATAAGTGCCATATCATGCCCCTTCTTTGTGGAGGGCACGTTGATGATATTATGTTATGTGATGTTGCTGATCTTGATCGCCCGGGGGACTTCGCGCGAATCACAAATTACAAACTCATTCGAGGGGCACATGAATATATTGGGTTTAATATTGTATGTGAGCCGGTCGATGATTATTATGGATTTGTGTTAAGCGGCAACAAGCGCTATAAGACACATGATAATATCATTCATCATAATACAGGTAAGTGCCACATGGCCGGCACAAAGATATTATTGCATGGTGGGGAATATAAGTTAGTGGAAGACATCACTGAAGATGATATATTGTTGGGTGACGATGGTGGCCCCCGATACATAAGTTCATTAGTAAGTGGAGAAGACGAGTTATATGAGATCGAAGCAGAGAAGGGCCCCTCATTCGTTGTCAACATAGATCACATCATGACAGTGAAGAATATAGAAACTGGGGCCATTGAGGATATCCCACTCTCAAAACTAATTCAGATGCCCCGCAATAAGTTTTATCTTCATCGTGTCGCACTTAATTATCCATCTCGCAAAGTGCCAATCAGTCCCATTGCGGCGGGGGAGTGCGCGGCATATATATTTGTCAATGAGCCCGAGCTCATAAAACAGTATATGTATAACTCTGTTGAGGTGCGCCGAGAGTTTCTCAGGGGGTTCAATAAGGCCCGCATCAAGCTCACAGATAAGAATATAGTCTTGTTCGAATCCATCCTCTTCATTGCGCGCTCATTGGGATATCATTATGTCATTGATAAGGAGTCGCATATCCTCAAGTTCGACTCTTTGTATATTGAGTCACGTTTCAAGATCTCCGCAGTCGGCCGAGGTACATATCATGGTTTTAATGTTGATGCTAATCATCGTTATGTGCTACCATGTTGTACAGTAACTCATAATAGCTTGGCGGCAGTCTCGATTGCGCAGGGTTTCTCGGCAATATACAAAAATATATATAATGTTCTGTACAATAAGATGCAGGGGCGAC